CTGAGTAGTAAACGACCAATTTTTAAGTTTATTCTGTGTGTGCGAAAGCCAGACAGTCAATTATCTTTTTAATAACGGTCAAGCGCCGTTTATATTCCATTGGGCCATGAAGTAACCATAGTCTGCCTGTGTAAGGGTCTGTATGCCGTCCTGAGCGTAGTATTCATAGCTTCCCTTACGTTCTTGTCCTGTCTTGTAACTGTGGCATTCATGACATAGTGATTGAAATAGGTTATGCAGGAAAGCGTGTTCACCTATTTGTCGCCAAGGAAATACATGGTCAACATGGTTGGCTACATTAACATGACCACGTGTTAAGCATGATTGGCATAATGGTTGTTTGCTTAACTGTGTTCGTCTTATCGTGCGCCATGCTGGATTGCCATAAGCATTATCTTTGCCTTCATTCGTATGTTGCATACCACCATGGTCTAAACAAAACCCATTAACTCTACTCCGTGGTTGTTTGCAACCTAATTCGTTGCATAAAGTATTGCTAGGGTATGTTGGCATTTATACTTTCTTATGCTTTTCATCAACAATCTTAGGAACTGCATTATTCCAATTTATTCTATGATGCAATCTTTTATCTGTTCTACCCATTAGGTCAATTTTGCAGCAACTTGGTGAAGCCATTACACTATAAAATGACTTAACATAAGTGCCGTATTTTTTATAGGCTTCTGTATTGCCACCAGCATTTGATTGAGTCTGTAACTGTACCAATGACAAATTAGACACTTGAAAAAATAGCTTACCTACCTTGCCCAATGTTAAGTATGTGTTTACATCGTCATTCATTCTTCCAATGAAGATAACATCATCTGATTTGTCTTTGTTAACTTTAAAGACAAAGCTATTCATTGCTTTTCTTTTAAATGTGTTATTTTTAAAGGCATTTGCACCGCCAATGAAATCACCACCTTGAGCAAAAGCTATTGTATTAGCACCAGTTTCATCAAGACAAACAATCATTGCATTTAGAATTTCATCTAAATTTTTTATTTGTATACCTCGTAATGAATGCTTATCTATAAATCTATACTGAAATTGCGTATAGTCATCTTCGTATTCAAAAAAATAATCTAATTTTAATTTTCTTGCTATGTCGTAACAGGCATTACGGGCATAGACAATTACTTTGTTGCCTTCAAAGTTATCCATTATGTCAAAACTGTCTTGGTAATGCTTTTTGCTGAATACAATCACTTGTTCTTTGTATTTGGCTTTGTATTCATTCAATGTTTTATCTTCGTCATCTACTATGATGAAAATTTTTCCTGTATATCCTTGTTTTCGCAAAGTTTCATAGGTAATGACGTTATCCGGTCTACCATGCGAAAGAATAAAAACAGCATAATTTTTATTTAGATTCATTTTTAATCCTACTGCTACTGTAATTGTGCTTTCTTTTTAGGTAAACGATTTCTTTTTCTAATGTTTCAATCGTATTTTTTAATTCCCAATCATCATTCTTATGGTCTTCACCTAAAAAGTAAACATCGTAATCCAATGAAACAAAAATGTCTTGGTCTTTGTCAATGTTTTCGTATGGAATAACTTCATCAACCCATTTGACTGCTCTTAGTTGCATATATCGTTCATAGATAGATTGCTGTGGATTTTTGTAATTTGGTTTGCAATGAAGCCCAACAATTAAAAAATCACAATGTTTCTTGGCTTCTTCTAAAGACAACACATGACCTGAATGCAGAATGTCTGCAACCATAGGAAAAAATCCAATTTTCATTTTTTTACTCCTTACTGTGATTGAATGTGGTGTATAGGCTTTACAGTTTTTGATATGCAAATCATAATATGCTTTGTGCAGTGGCACTTTAGGGTAATCAAAACAAAAAAGCAACATCTTAATTGTTCCACTATGCGCCACAATCAATATTTTTTTATTCTTATAATTTTTTTCAACTTCATCTATAAAATTTTTAACTCTTGCAAAAAATTCTTGCTTGCTTTCAATATTGAATTTTTTAATGAATTTTAAATCTTCGCTTTTTAATAATTTTTCACTGTTTAAATGTTTGCCTTCTAACAAGCCTTTGCTTAATTCTTTTAATCGCCCATCGTAATGAATTTTTGTATTCTTATGATGTAACAAAATGCTATATGCTGTTGATTTAGCTCTTTTCAGGGTTGATGTAAAACACAAATCAAAATGCTCATGCTTTAATTCCTCTGATATTTTTTTGGCTTGTTTGATGCCAGTATAGTTAAGCGGAATGTCAAACTGACCGTGCATAATGCCGTTTTTGTTCCAATATGTTTGACCATGTCTGACAAAGATGTATTCATTCTTCATCTTCATCAGTTTCGTTTAAATCAAACATATTGTTAATTTCATTAGTCAGCCTAACAAAGCCATTTTCTACTGCTTTATCAAAATCAACAATAATTAATGCACTATTTTCCATTAACTCTTGGCATTCTTTAGATGAATGAGCATAAAAGTTAGCAATTTTAGAATAATCAAAAACGATATGGCGCGAAGCTGCTGTCATTAAAAACTGTTTTTCTTCTTCACTTAACTTACTATCTTTTATGGATACGATTAAATCCATCGCTTTTTCATCATTGTATAAATCTGTTGTCTCAGGCTTAACATCTGATGGTTCATAAGTAGGCGAATTTATATTTTGTGTGTAAATATTTTCTTCTTCGTCTTTTTCTTCTTGAAACAAATCGTTAAGTTCAGATTGGTCAAAGCCTAAAATTTCTAAATCAAAGCCTACATCTTTTAAGTCGCTGATTTCAAGCGCAAGCATTTGATTATCCCAACCACTATTTAAAGCCAATTTATTGTCAGCAATGATGTAAGCGCGTTTTTGATGTTCAGTTAAGTGAGCTAGTTCAATAGTTGGCACTTTGCTTTCGTTTAGCTTTTGTGCCGCCAAAACACGCCCATGACCAGCAATGATGCCATTCTCTCCATCAAGCAGAATTGGATTAGTCCAACCAAATTCTTTTATGCTTGCCGCTATTTGTGCGACTTGGCCTTCATCATGTGTGCGGCTGTTTCTTGCGTATGGAATTAAATCTTCTGTTTTTTTGTAAACAATCTTTAGCTGTGCTGTCATGTAATGTCCTTTTGTTAAGCCAAGAATCTTAACTTATAAAGTGTGCTGTTAATCAAATTGGCAATGTTGTCAACTTCATTTTGCAATTCGCTATCTTGCGGAAAACCATTTGCCCTGCGTAATGTTGCAACTTCATCGCTTAAATATGTTAAGTATGTAACAGGGTCTTGTTCTGGAAATAAAGCGGCGATTGCCGGGTACTTTGTCAGCAAGCCATACTTGCCTTGGAATGCTTCAATAAAGCTGTCTACAAGGTCGCCAATGCCGTCATAGAACGCACCAAGTGCCATGTGCTGACTGTAACTGCGGCTTTGCAAATGCAATATGTGTCCAGTGGTCACGCTGTTAAGCAAACACATTGTGAAATCCATCACGGGGTCGGCTTTGCTGATTTCTTGAATGCTTGCAGTAAATTTGACCATGATTTTCCTTTAAAGGTTGTTGGCTACTCTCTGCACTGGCTGACCGCCGTTCCGCAATCCCCTGTACCAGCATCCGCTTTCACCAACACGGCTGGGGACTGGCAGGTTCCCTACCCTGAATATGGGACTGCACCCACGACTTCAGTTCTCGGCAATCCCCATGCGTGTTAGTTGTTGATGTCTGGGCTTGATACCAGATTGACAGCCCACTAGCCGCTGTCGCCGGTTGGTTGAGCGTCCTCAGAGCCAACTCCAATTTTCCTGTCAGTACCTTCGCAGTTCAGGCCATGCCGTATCCGGCAACCCTGTATCGAATGTTTTCTGCACCGTACCTAGCGTGTCCATCCACGCCGCACCAACACAAATAAAGACTGTACAGGCAGTCTAGGGCTTCTTCTCTCCCTGCCCACGGCGTAGCATCCTTTCGGTCTGGCCCACCGCAATCTTCATGCGTGTTAGTTGTTTCACCAACAAGTGTATGGACTGTTATGGGTGCGACCCATGCAGAGCATCGGGATGAATGACTTGGATTCGGCTAACTTGCAAGACACCTTACCTCAGAGGTCACATGACCGACTTCTTCCTGCCAATCCACACACTTCTTAATGTTTTGTTAATTATCCACCAGCGGGTCAGGCGAGTCAATGAGTATCATATCCCGCTTTTGCAATTCAATCCATGTGCTTTTCAATGCGTCAAAAAACATCTTTTGCTTTTGTTCTTTTGTTAACCTGTGTCCAGCATCCAAGTCATGATGGCAAGCAAAGCATAAAGCCGCCGTAAAGTGGTCAGATGCCTTTATGCCGCGCCCTTTACCATGAGTTGCCATGTTGCTATGGGCGGCTTGCGTTTGCCCGTCTAAACCGCAATGCTGACACGGCAGTGACGCAACATTTTGCAAGTGCTTTTTACTGCGCCAATATTGAAATTTTTGTCTCATGTAATGTGTACGACCCGATGATTGTTGGAACGAATGTAGTTAATGGTTTTTTCAATCATACGTTCATATTCAGACCGACTGATGCTGGTGCGTTGTAAATCGTGATATTCGTACAATTCTTTTAAGTAACGAATGCCTGTGCCTGTTAAGCCCATCTTGCGGGTTTTTTCGTACCTGTGCGCCGCCGCTTCCATTTCCTTTTGCACAATTTCACACACTGCAAGCACTTCAATGCCAATGCCGTTTGTCGCCATCGTTTCGGCAATGTTAAGCATATCCACCAGCACTCGCCAATCGCCTGTTGTAGCGTTACCCTTGACCATGCTTTCAATCGCGCTTAATTCATTCAAGCGCAGTCTGTCCAGCCTGTCTTCAGGCGTTATTGCCGCCCCATGCAAAGCGTGTTCAATGGGGTTAACTTTTGCCCATATTTTTCTGCGACATTGTTTTCTCATGTTAAGTCAACGCCATTTTGTGCCGCCCATGCAAACAGAAATTCAATAAATTCACTGCCCTGTTCTTTTGTTAACTTTCTGCTTTGCAATCCAAGCTGAACAATGCCTGTGCCGTCAAGACTTGCAACAATTCTGCCTTGCGGCAAATTGGCTTGCTTTGCAAATTCATGCAACAACAACCTTTTCCAATCCTCAGCGTCCCATCGTGCGCCTTGATGTTGTGCTTGCTTGGCAATCTTGCCAATCATTGCGTGATACATCTCCTCTTGGTCGCGGGTTTTGCTTTCGGCTTTGATTTCCATTGTTAAGCATTTGCCAGAATCCAAAGCTGTTTTTATTTTTCCCCAAACTGCCAATATCAATGCGTGAGCCTGTTTGCTGTTTTCAAGTTTGTAAATCATTTTTGTCCTGTAATATTTTTAATGCTTCATCGGTTGACTTAACAATGTGAACTAAACCTAACCAATTTTGATGCCATCGAAGCTGATCTTCTGTCAAAAGCCGTGCTGATGGCGGTTTGTTGCCATCTTTGACTTCTATCAAATAATTGATGCCACGATAACCAACCAGCAAATCGGGAACGCCTTTGCCTGTTGCCGCCAATGATTGAACGCTTGCGCCAAATCGCCGCAATGCGTTAACGACATCATTTTGATTGCTGTCCGTCTTTGCCGCTTTTCTCATTCATTGCTTTCGTTAAGTCATCAGCGATGCCAGCCCATAAACCGTTTGGGTCAGCATCAAGTTTCTTCGCCCTGTCCCAAGCATATTTTTTCGCGCCGTTCATCGAAGCCATCCAAATCAGATGCTGTAAGGTTTTCTGGTACTCGGAGATCACCTGTTTGCCAAAGGGCTTTAGTGATTTCAATAATAGTTCTGTAATGGTTTCCATCTTTTACTTCATCCAAAATTTTGTTTGCTTGTTGATTTGTCATTTTTTTCCTCGCAATTCAGCAAGGCGGCGTTTGGCTTCTGCAACCACTTCAGGGTCAACAGGTGTCGGGTTGTATGCAATTTGTTTTTCATCGCGTGGGATAGCAGGGCCAGCATTACAAAATTCGCGGAACTTTATTGCGCTTGGCACAAAGTCGCCGTTCAGTCTGTCAATCGCATAATCCATGCTTGGGCGATATGTTAAGAATCTTCCAAGCTGTTTTTGCCATTCAGTGCGAACATTTGCAAGGTCGATGCCGTCCCAATGTCGGGCAAAGTTTGCGCCATAAATTGCACTCATGCGCGTGAAGATGTAATCAAAGCCAGCATCAGCATCACACCAATCGTTTGGGTTCAGCATTGACCACCTCCAATGTGTTGTTGTCGGGCTTTGCCCAAAATGGTGCTGGTTTCGGCCCCGACATTCCTCTTGTTAACAAATTCATGTTTGTCGCGGCTTTTTGTGTAGCAGTCTGTTTGCCAGTGACCCAATCAGCTTTAAAACCACGCCAACCTTGTGCAACGCATTCTGTTAATGCTTGCTCAAGTGTCCAGCCAGCTTTTGCCGCCTCTTGCTCAATGCGTGAAATTGCCGTCATGCTGATTTGCGCTTTTAATGTTTTGCGATGCTTAACAAAATCATTCCACACTGATGACGAAACGCCGTGAGGCGTGGCAACGATAGTTGCCTGTATTTCTTTATTTGGTTTATGGTTATTGGTTCTTGGTTCTTGGTTAGGGTTATCTTTAGAAACCATCTGGGTTTCTTCTGGGTTAGCGTTTGGGTTTGATTTAGGTCTGCCACCAAGTTTTCCAACAGCACGATTACGTTCAGCTTTTGCTTGATATGCCGCAATAGTTTCATCACATCTTTTGTGTCGCCAACAATCATTGGCAATATCCAAAACAAAAAATTCATTTAAAACAATTTGAACAACATCAGCATTGTTTGCCATGCGTATCCGTCTGGAAACCTCTTGGGTTTTGTTTGGGATTGGTTGTTCTTGTGTGTAATACAAATCAAGAAGTCGGCGAAATGCCAAATCTTCATCATTGCTTAAATGCGCTGTGTCGTGGATGTAATCACCCACATGAAAAGAATAATAAAACATAGACCCTCACATCATTTGGTCAACATCACAAAGAAACATCGGCAGGATGGTGATGAATCATCTTTTCGGGTTGCACTCCCTAGCCGTGCCTCAATTTTAAACTATTTTTTTAAACAGGTGTCAATTCTGCTGGTTGCAGTTCAATTTCCGCTGTGGGCGGTGCTGAATCAGCAAACCATTCAGGATGTGCTTGTCGCAAGCGGTCTATGCGCTTGGGTGGCAAAACCGCTTGATATTGAGTAACAGCCGCACGGCTGACCCCAAGCAAGCGAGCAAGTTTGGCTTTTGAGCCAGCAAGTTGTATTGCGATTTGTGTGTTCATGTTAACGATGATACCAGCAAGTTAACAAATTGTCTATTGTTAAGTTTGAAAACACGTGTTTTCAAAAATATTAACATTTTAAAACACAAGTATTAAAAAAAAATATTTTAAATAATTGTGTAAACCTGTTAAGTTTTGGTGTTAAGATACGTTCATCAACAAAAACAGTTGATAAAAACTTAACCAAATCAAAAGGAATTTAAAATGAAAATCACACAATCAAACATTATTGGAATGCACGTTGTTTTGAACGACAACCCTGATGCACAAGTTTACCAAATTTGTGCCAAACATGAATCATTGCCTGTATATGCTGTTGCATACTTAACATCAAATGGTCAAACACCAAGTTATTGGATTGATATTCGCGTAATGCAACCCGCCACACCATCACAAATTGCCAAATATGAACGCGACATTGACCGCATTTATTCGGGCGAAAACTTTGTCGCTTAACACAACTGACGAGGCGTAATGCGCCGAAACTGCTGTGAAGCAGTCTTGTGTAACTTAACAATCAAAGGAAATTAAAAATGGCTCATTTAATCGAAAACAACGCAATCACAGGCAAAGCAGAAATCGCTTTCGCAAACTCTACGCCTTGGCATGGCCTTGGCCAGCAACTAACCCAAGACGCACCGATAGATGTGTGGCGCAAAGAAGCAGGGCTGGATTGGGAAGCAAAGCTGTCTCCAATCATGTTTACATGGGATGGTCAGAATTATTCTGAAATGCCCAACCAAAATGTTATTTATCGCAATGACACAAACGCGCCATTAGGCGTAGTTACTGATCGCTACAAAGTTCATCAGCCAGCCGAAGTGCTTGAATTTTTCAACACGCTTGTGCAATCAGCAGGATTTACTTTAGAAGTTGCTGGCGCAATCAAAGGCGGCAAGCGCATTTGGGCACTCGCCAATGTGAATCGTGAAGCCGTTGTGTTGCAAGATGATGCAGTGCGCGGTTACTTATTGTTAAGCACATCATTTGATGGCACAGCGGCAACTATTGGTCAATTCACCAGCATTCGCGTTGTCTGCAATAACACGCTGTCAGCCGCAGACCAAGAACAAGCACCAAGTCGTGTTGTATTGACTCACGGCGCAGAGTTTGACCAATCGTTAATGCGTGACCGTTTGGGTCTTGTTGTCAGCGGGTTTGATGGCATGATGGACAAATACCGCAAGTTAGCTCGTCAAGGCGTATCCAGCGAATATGTACGCGAATTTACCAACAATCTTTTTCCTGCCGCATACAACCAACAAACAAACACATTCAAAGAATCTCGCGGCTTTAAGCGCGTTATTGAACTGTTTGACGGTGCTGGTATGGGTGCAAATAATTATGGCGTGTATGGCACAAAATGGGGCTTGCTGAACGCTGTCACGCAGTACGTTGACCATGAACGTGGACACAATGTTGATACGCGCATGAACAACGCTTGGTTTGGCAATGGCAACCGCATGAAGTCCCAAGCTGAAGAAATGTTGCTTGCCTAATTTAACCGCCCCTTCGGGGGCAAATTTAAAAGGATTAAAAATGACGCTGAATGTAGACATTGAGATAGTTGAATCACAAATAGAAAACAACGCATTGGGAATTCCTGCAAATGGTGTTCCAGAAAATGCTTTGTTAACCTTTTTGCAAATATATCCAAACATATCTGAAGAATGTGTTTTTCAAGACGGATTCAATTTTATTATTTGGACAGACGATGAAAACCCTAGTCAATTCTTTTCTAATGCGTGGGCAGTGAATCCAGCAACAAAAGAACAAGAATTCATTGCTTATTACGAATTTAAAGTAACACCAAAAAAGGATTAAAAATGTCTACCGATAAAAAAATTACCATGCTAGAAATTTATGAACGCCGTTCAGATGTGTGGGCAGGGCTTAACACAATTCACGAATTATTCCCTGTCATCAATATGCTTCAAGCCAGTTTAGACGGTGACAAGCCAATGGACAAATACCAAGTCAAGAATGTGCTGGATGCTTGCAAGACCATTCTGCTTTACGGTGGCGGCATGATTGAAGATTGGCTTTTTTTGGAGGAACAAGAACATGAAGCTGAATGAATATTTGCAAGCAACCGCAGTTGGCCTGATTTTGTCAGTGCCGTTTCTGATTGAAATTGTTAAGGAGTTGCTGAAATGAACACCCCACTAGCATTTCCAGCGCAATTTTGGGACGAACGTGCAACAGGCATGACATTGCGTGATTACTTTGCGGCAAAGGCTATGCAAGCGGCAATCACTGGATGTGCAACAAGAGGTGAAGTCGGTTTGTATTCCAATTGGGCAAATCTTGCCTATGACATGGCAGACGCAATGTTGAAAGCGAGGGAAGCATGACTTGGATAATTACCTTGAAATATCAAGTAGATGATGATTTGCGCCGCCGCGCCACTATTGAACAAAGAATCACCGATGAAACTGTTGACAATTCTTACTTTGATGTTTTGACTTGGCAGTTTGAACGCATGGTTGATGAAATGAAAAAGCAAATGCAGGAGAAAAAATCATGACTTGTTCATTTACACATCAACTATCAAATGGCGCAAATGCCACAGTGGTTTACAACTTTGTAGATGAAGATGAAACTGTGGGTTTGCAAGCAGAATTTGAAATTGAAGTTTTTCAAGATGGATTGGAGGTTACAAATGTCATTACCGAAAAAGACACCGCGCAAATTGAAACCGAAGTTGCATATCGTTGGAAACAGCACTGCGAAGATGAACGCCGTGAAGCCGACATATCCAGATGGGAAAGCCAGCTTGACTAGCTTGCCCTACACCACGCGCACTGGTCTACGGATTGGTGCGTACTACACACCGCCCAAAAAGGTGGTTATGAGCCGCGATGAAGAATATTGGCAGGGCATATTGCTTGGCATCAAACCAAAGTCAAATTTGCCCATGTTTGTATACATCATCGGATTGATATTTTTAATTAAAAATTTGATGGGATTGAAATGACAGCAGATGAAATGGTAAGTGAAGCTGAAAGGCTTTCACGCGAAAAATACCCTGATGACTCAACATCTAGGCTTGCATTTAAATGCGGAATGCTTCAAGGCTATTTGAGCCTCATGGATGCAGAAATTGAAACGCTAAAAAATCATCAAAAAAATGATGAAGAAGAAATTTTAAATTTGAACCGACAGTTAATTGAAAAGGATAATTAAAATGCAAAAAGTATCATCCGCGCTGGTCAAAGCACAAAAAGCCTTTGGGCCAGCACTCAAGACCAGCACCAACCCGCATTTTCGCAGTCGCTATGCTGATTTGTCCGCTTGCGTTGAAGCCGTAATTGATGCACTTAACGCCAATGGCATTTATTTGCTTCAAAAGAACTACGATTGTGCCGATGGCGTAATGGTGGAAACCGTCTTTGTGCATGAATCTGGCGAGATGCTGGAATGTGGCATTGTGCATTTTCCTGCCGTGAAAAAAGACCCGCAAGGCTATGCAAGCGCATTGACCTATGCAAGACGTTATTCATTGATGGCATCGTGCGGTATTGCGCCAGAAGATGATGATGGCAATGCGGCTAGCAAATCAATACCCAAAATATCAGCAACGCAAGGCGCATGGGATGGGCTGAAACCTGACCGCCAAGCAGTTGTGCAAGATGTGCTGGATGCTATTTTGGAACGTGTGGCGGCAGATGATATTCATGGTGCTTATGAGCAATACATAGGCATTGAAGATGGTGATGAAAAGATTGCGTTGTGGTCAAAGCTGGACAGCAAAGTCCGCAGTGCAATAAAAAAACAAGCTGAATTAGCAAAGGAAAACAAATAATGGCATACAAAGAAGTTACCGCTGTCATGGGCGAATACGTTAACGCGCAAGGCGAAACAAAAAAGAAGTACCAGAAGATTGGTGCAATCATTGAAAGCAAGCATGGCCCAATGTTGAAGCTGGATGTTATCCCGCTGGAATGGAATGGGTACGCTTTTATCAATGAACCGTATGACAAGGAAAAGCCTAAGTCAGAACCGCGCCCCGGTCGCCGTGTTGAACCAATGGATGACGATATACCCTTTTAACTAAACAGGCGCATGGGTAACCAGTAAGCCGCCAAAGGAATTGAAAATGTCAAAAATATTGTTTTTGCTTTTGCTTGCTGGTTGTGCAAACCGAATCATCATTGACCCAAAGACCAGCACGACACCCGGCAACATCTACCTTGACCAAATGGAATGCGAGCGCATCTCCGAAGAAGTTAATGTGCCGACTGAAATGGCAAAGTCAGCCGCCATCCAAGGCGCGGCATCAGCCTTACTCAGCGCATGGATAGCCAGCAAAACAGGTATGCCTGTTCATAACGCCGCTGGCGCAGGACTCGCGTCAGGCGCAATTGTCGGCAGTGGCTCAGGCGCATGGTCAGCTTATCAACGCCGCCAAGCAATTGTTAAGACTTGTCTTAACGGTCGCGGCTACAAAGTATTGGAGTAAACATGAAAAATTTCACAATCGAAAATATTGCACATGAACACAAAGAACAATTCAGCGATGAATTCTTGCGCTGGATACCTGAAAACGCACACATCTGGATTGCTTTTGAGCAAGAGGCTTTTAAAGTCGTTAAAGCGGGTTTCAAGCACTATTCAGCAAGAACCATTGTCCATGTACTGCGGCATCATTCTGCGCTGTCTGAGCAGGGCGATGCCGGTTGGAAAATTAACAACAACATCAGCCCATATCTTGCGCGACTGTTTGCCATACTTAACCCGCACCTTGCAAACTTGTTTGAATACAGAACAGCGCACATGGCAAAGCGGGACGGATTTTTAAGATGAAACACGCATTAACAATATTGACCAGTTTATTTTGGGCAACTGTTGTCGGCATCATTTGCAAAATTTACAGTTTCTTTTTCATGTTTGGATGGGGATTGCTATGAGTGAATTCAATAAACCAACACAACAAATTCAGCCAAAGTCATCGCAAGAGTTTTATGACGAATTGCGAAATAAAGTTATTGATGAAATAACAGCAGAAATTCAAAAAATGCAAAGTTTTGGCAAAGATACGTTAGATAGTTTGTGTATTTACATTGAAGGAATGAAGAAATGACACAAGATGAAATCATTGAGATGGCTAGACAAGCGCATATAAGTTTAGTTTTGCCAGCAAGTCCGAGAGCACTTGAAACCTTTGCCGCATTGGTAGCCGCCAAAGAACAAAAAAAATGGGAAGACCAAACAGCAGTTGAAATTCATGAAGCAGTGCTTGAAGAACGTGAAGCCTGTGCAAAATTAGCAGATGAATACGCTACTTATGGTGGTTCAAAATTTTATGATTGGTTCAAAAAGTTAGCCATTCACATCAGAGCCAGAGGAAAACAAGCATGATTGAAGTATTGAAACAAATGGTAGAAGCTCTTGAATGGTGTCATGGTGGTGAACCCATAGGCACAGCAAGTGCTATTCAAGCTGGTAAGAAACTGATTGCAGAGTTGGAAAGCCAAAAACCTATGCTTTTAATTCAATCGCATCGTGACGACTATTGGTGCGATGACTTGACTTGCCGAAAATGTTATGCCGCAGACTTTCGTTTTAAACACTTCCCACCACAGCGCACAGAGCAAGAGCAAGAGCAAGAGCCTGTGGCAGATGACTTTTTTAAAATGATTGCAGATAGAAACCCAAAGCCTTTTCCGCCATCACAACGCACATTTGTAGGGCTGACAGAAAATGACAGGATATTGATAAAGCACGATGCAAACTTTAATCAATTTATGACGGCAGGTGAATATGCCGACAGAGTGCAACAATTAACCGAAGCTAGATTAAAAGATAAAAACATATGACCACAGCATTTGATTACACAGGCAAAAGCATCTGGACACGCGACATCAAAATGAAGCGGTTTAAGCAAGGCGAAGAATTTGCCAAGCGCAAACAAGATAACCGCGACATCAACGAAAAAAATCAAGTGTTCATTTATTCCAAGGCTTTATCAAGGAAAACAAAATGATAGATTTTTTGGTGCTGGTATTTGTTCTTTTTTTTGGCGGTGCGGTAACAGTCGGCGTTTGCTGTCTGCTTGCAAACTGGATTGCAGATTGGCAAAGTTAAGCCAGATTTTGAGATTCCTCGCGCACCTGAGCAACCCGCCGTGTCCAGCCTTTACCAAAAGTTGCAAAGGTTGGCAGGGCTTCTAGAAACGTCAATCGTTCAGCACAAAATCGGTCAATGACTTCTTCTGGATTTAAGGCTTCTAGAGCCGCCATAGTCGCACTACCTATAACCCCATCATCATCTACGTCAACTGCCCTCTGAAGCAGTTTTGATGCCCTTTTCACGCCACTATTGACTGCACAGTCAAACACGCACATATCCACGCCATGCGGCAAACGGTCACCTTGCACCATGTCCCAATATTTTGCTTTGTAAAGCGGCGCAACTTTTTCAGGGCTTAACGCTCGCATCTCAGCTTCATCAACTGGCTGGCCGCGCCATTCTTCCCAAACTTTTTTGGTCACGCCAAGGTTGGTCATGCCGCCGGGGTCGGCTTTATTCCAAACATAACCCCCCTCATGAACCAACAATTTCAGCAATGCAACATCAAAATTGGTACGCATGGCAACCTCACTTTGTTGGGCTGGATTGATGAAGCAATTCGTCTTTTTTCTGACTGCCAGCAGATGAGCCGTAATAAAAACTTATGATGCCTGTCCACGCCGTGCCAAGCGAGCCAAGCATGAGCATCAGGGCATCGCTAGTTTTAAAGTGTTCAGTCATCAAGCCAATCAGGATGCCGAAAAAACCACAGGTGACAATAATTGCCATGCCGCCGGGTATCCAAGATTGAGTTGACACTTGCATTTCCCGCGCTGATTTGCGGTCATCCACAGCAATCTTTTCAAAGTCCAGACCAAGTTCCTGCGCCCGTGCCGCCATAGCGAGTTCAGCAGTCTTAATCTGTGCAATCTGGTCGGCAGTCAATTTGCCCTCGCTAATAGTCTTTGTAACGTCTTTGGGGTCTATGCCTACAGCCTTGCTGATTGCGTCCACGGCAAGCCCTGCCAATGGCCCGCCAAGCGCGGTGGCGATAGTCGGTGCAATTTGTTTAAGCCAATCCATCATTCATCCTTTCGTTTTTCTTGCTCAATCTGTCGGCGCAATTCCTGCACCTTGGTCAATTCAATCTGAACGTCTTTCTTTGCAGTCAATATATCAACATACAGGAATCCAAGCAATGGGAGTAATAACCCAATCAAAATGCAAGCGGCAATCCAGCCCATTATGGTTTTTGCCACCGATTGAGGAGTATCAGCCACAGCCAAACGTACAGGAGGAGGAACGCCGTTGCCAAAAGGTACGCTATTTTTAATTTGAGGTTCTTTTCTTTTTCCCTGTGTAGCCATGAGTCCCGCCTGTCTTGTGCTTCCTGCGCCAGCCGTGCTTTGGTTTGCTGTTCCTGCATCTTGCCGCGAAGTTCAAATGTCTGGGTGTACAAGTCAGCTAGACCCGGTGTCTGATACACCATGATTTCACGAATTGTCACTTCCAATTCTTGCATCTGTTGCCGACACATAATCACATTCATCGCCGTTCCCATCATTTCAGCATTGCTTATGTTTGGGTCATAAACTTCTGCTTTTAATTCTTCAGCCCTCAAATATTCGTTAAGCTGGTCTTGCAAGGAAAAGAATTCGGTCAGTTGCTTAACAATGTCGGCGGCGGCTTGTGTTTCTGTGTAGGCGACAAACTTTTCTTTTTTCCGCGCTTTCGCCACAGGCTTGGGCGTTGATTTTTTGGATTTGAAGAAGTTACTAAAGTTACTCCAAAATCCAGTAACTTCTGTATATATGCCAACAACCTCATCAGCGGCGGCTTTGACTTCAAGGAAAGATTCTTTGGCCTGTTTGTAAAGTGACGCACCTTGCCTGATAGCCGCCACGCAACTATTTGCCATGACCAACAAAGTGATAGGGTCAATTTTCTACCCCTTTTTGCTTGCGTAAAACCAGACGCTACCAATCATCATAATCAGGAATCCTTTGGTCAGCCAGCTTATTGCCGTTCTGAATGCCGTGCGTTTTGCA